GATCGATGATTAAATTTGAAGCGTCTTGATACCTACCAATATTTGTAAAAGTGGAAGAAGAATCGCAAGTAAATCCTAAACCTGCTATATTTACACTCACTCCTCTTTTAAACTTATGAGGAGAATCTGTATAAATTTGAACTACTCCAGTCTCATTATTATAATCTGCTGAAGTAACATTAAACGTCGGAGTTGTTACATTAACTTCAAAAATAAAATCACTAGATTCAATTGTTGATGTTACAATACCAGTGTATTTAAGTGGACCAACTCCATTAGCGACTAAAGCTTTATTTCCAAAGGACGAATTGCTATTAGTTAAATCGCAACCACCTCCAGTATCACAATAAACTGAAATATCTGAACAAATCGTAAATAATGATACTAATTGAGCATATCCTTCATTCGTAATAGAAATGCCTATACCGTTTGGATTATATTGAGTAAAGCTATCTAAAACCATTGATTTTAATGGTCCTAGAGCATGATTTCCATCAATCTTTAATCCAATACTATTGGGAATAAAATTAGTGCAATTTTGAACGTAAGTTGATTGAGAAATATATTGTTTATTATTTGGGTCAAATGCAGCAATTGCTAGAGGATATGTATTGCCAGACTTAATAAAAGACATTCCAGTAATATAATTACCTTGACCGACGTAAAACAAATCGGCATCATTTTTTGGTATTACCGTTACTTCTCTAAGACTATCTCCAACTATACTAACTTGAGGTGGTATTTTAATGGGGTTATCTTCTTCATATACTCCAGCAGTTACTCTTATTACAGTTCCTTCTTTAGAATCTGCAACAGCAGCTTTTATTGTGGCTTTTGCATCTCCTTGTTTTTTACCACTATTACTATCTTTTCCATCCTTTGTCACCCAAATTAGATTAGATGTTGTGGCACCTGCCCCAACTCTTACAACATCTGTCCCTATTCCAGGTCTAAATCTTTTTACGAATACATCAGCATCAAATGTATTAATAGCTAACTGACCAAAAGCTAAATTTTCTAGCGAAGGGACTTTTCCCGGAACTGAAGAGCGTAAAAATTTAACTGATGGAGTGAATGTATTCATTTTGTGGTATATACCGTAAACCCCAATATTTATTGGTTATTATTATTTATGAATTAGTATTCTCCAGAATCTATATTAATCGTGGGTTCAATAGTATCTAATAACGTATTAATAAAGACTTCTGGAGTTGTTTCTTGTTTTAACGTATCATTCAATACTTCATCTGGTTCAGAAAAATAAAAACAATTTTTTACATCATCATATCTCATAATATTTCCATCTTTAAAATTAGTATAATCAATATATGGTTCAGCAGCTCTTGAATCATTTATACTAACAGGAGAGACTACTTCAGTTTTTACAGAATTAATACTATTGCTAGTAATTCCAACTTTAATTGGTCTCATCAATATTCACCAGAGTCTAATGAAATTCTATTCTCAATCTCATCGGTTACTTCGATTGTGAACGTTTCCGGTAAACCATCTTCAGCAGACTTATCTAAAACTTCGTCAGGATTAACAAAATCTAGTTCTTGTTGGTCTTGCTTATACATTAAAACATCACCATCCTGTAAATCTGAAGTATTAACGTTTCCGAGGTCCCCTAAATTTTTATCTGGAACAAATACAGTTGAGGCCATATCTTCAACCATTATAGTTCCAATAACTACTGGTTTAATTTTTGAAGACGGATAAACAACTATAATATCAAAATAATTACGTCCAGAAGATAAAAACCCAGTAACAGTATTAGACATCAATAGACGAATAAGACCCGTAGAAGAGTTTATTATTTGAACATCAAATGTATTAAAATTTTTTGATGCTGGATATTTTTTTATCTTTGCTATAACTTCACAGTTTGATAAATTTATGCTCTTTTTACTTTCGTCACTAAGTTGAAAATCTTGTTCAAAATCGCACCCTCTATAAATCTTTATATTAGTAACTTCTAGTACAGACATTAGTTAGTAAATCCTACTTTATTCGCCTTAATTGCAGAATTAGTAAAGAGCACATCGGTTGGAGATTTCTGTAAAAACTCAACACTATAGCGAGGAACAGTAAATGTATTTGTAGTTGCAGCTCCAATGGAAGTGGAAATGCTCACAGTGATTTCTCCGCCAGTATCATTACACAATCGAACGCAGGTTGCAGAATTTAAACTTGTTGCAGTTCCTGCAGTTGTTGGTGTAGAAATTTGGGTTTCAATAACTTTAGTAATCTGCATTTTATTGTTTCATCTTTCAAGTATTATTATTTATGTTATCTACTAATTTCTTCCCAATCAATAGATGCATGAACTTGAGAAGAATCTAAACTAGCTGAAACTGCTAAAGATAATTCAAATGGTGTTAAAGTGAATGTATTTCTTTCTAATTGAAATTTAAATAAGGCTTCTCTAAGAATATTAATTGTTGTATTATTTTGGTTTGAGGCACTAAAATATCCAGATGCAACAATTCTTCCACCTGTTATAGAACCACCGTCAATCTTATATTCAACAGAGGACTCCACTCCAGAATCAACCCAAGTTCCACCAGTTGTGATTCCACCAGATATTACCTTCCAATTGTAGTTTGCATTATTGGTCATACCCATAATGGATAATGCAGTAAGAATAACAATGGCGTCTAAACGATTTGGATTTGTTTTTAGTCGAATAGAAATAACCGGGCTAGTTGTTCCTGCAGTTCCAAGTATTACTGGTGTATTAATTGGAGTTCCAATCGCCTGTTGAAGACCTCTAATTTCATATCCACCATCTGAAATTACAGTTGAACAAATTTGTTTGAGTGTACTTGAGCTAGTTGTTACTCCAGTATTAAAGATTTCATAACGAAGTGGAAGACTTGCAGTGGCCATGTAGGTGGAATTGATGTTATTTGCATGTTCAAATGTGTGAGCATGAAGTTCTTTGTTTCTAATAAGAAATCCAGTTCTTACATCTCCTACTCCTAACCATTCAATGTCCGTCCAAAAGATTTGAGCATTAGATGTGTTTAATTGAATACCAGAAGGATTAGAGGCACCAATTCCAGTTAAAACATCTTTATTCCACTCATTTTGTGGTATTCGAGTATCTGTTACAATTCCAGATACTCCACTTCTTTTTACAATGTAGACAGTGTTATTTTCTTTCTCAAAAAAGATTCCACTTTCGTCATTATAATAGCCAATTCTTTGAGTGAGATTAGGTTTACCTTCACACATCACTCCAGTATTGTCAATAGTTAATCCCTTGCCTGGTTGATATGAAAATACTTTTGTAGTTTCTCTTATAATCTTACAAGTTGCTCCAGTTCCTACAGTTAATTCTATCAAACCTTGAGCTGTATTAAACCCAACCGTACTTCCAGCTCCTACAATCTTCGTTGCCCATAGACCATTATCCCTAAAACGATGTGATGAATCAAAAAGAGTTACAGGATTTGAAACCTTTAATCGTCCGAAAGCATCATGTAAATCTTTACTAGCTTCATATAAATGAGACATTAAACTACTCTCCAACCATTTCTATAAATGAGTGTCACACTACCATAATCAATTGCTATTGTTGCTTTTGTCTTTCCATCAATTGTATCGGTTCCAGATGGAAGTATTTCGATATAACGATTAGTTCCTTGAGAAGCTTGACCTAATTCATCTTTAATCACATAACATGTCCCAGATTCTGCATTTTCTGGAAGAGTAATAGTCACAGCTCCTGCATAACTTACTCCAATGTAATAATCAGTATCTGTAGGAGTATAAGAATTAGAGTCTACGAGAACAGTTGCATAACGCATTCCATTGCTTCCGCAATCTGCTCCTTCCCATTTTTTAATTGTTGAATTATATCTTAAGAACTTATTTCTTCTCTTTACACTATCTCTATAAACGTCATCTAAAAACTCTAATCGAACTTCACCTCCTCCACCAAGAGTTGAAAGCTGTTGTTGCACTCTTGCTAAAAAAGACTGATAATGCTTCTGAAAAGCATCAACAGTCATGAATTTTTGGTCAAGTGGTGTTAAAGGGTCTTGATTTTTTGTTGTAGTTGGTTCTGCTAGTAACCCTAAAGATTTTTCAACTAGAACTTTCTTTTTTCGTTTAACTTTTGGTTTAACTTCTTCCAATAATGGTTTAACAAAAAAATCTTCAAAGGAAGTTGAAATAATTTCTTCTTCCTTTAATTGTTGAGTTTTCTTTGCTTTACTGACAGTAAGAAAGAACTCATTTAAGTCTTTCATTCATCTTCAGAACCATTGAATAAAGAAGAAGAAACTTCTGGAACAAGGTCTTCAACCTTTTCGTGAGCTTTTGCAGTGATGATTTGTTTAATTAAATCACTAATTTGTGCAGGAGATTCATCTGCAGCAATTAAGTCTAGTAAGTCGTCCATTTGTTATTAGTAAACTAAGTCTATTTAGATTTCACCTTCTTTTTCTGAAGGCTGTTTAAGGTCTGGAGTGATGGGAACTTTTCCTAACTCTCCTTTAATGTTATCCGCCTCAGATGCTGCGGGTTGTCCTTCTTGTGGTGGAAGGTCTTGAAGAGGTAAACCAGTTTGAGGGTCTACGGGAATACTTGGGTCGGGAATGATTCCTTTTTCAATTTCTTTTGCAATAATCTCATCTTGTTCAATAATTTCCTCATCGGTTTGTCTAAGAATTTTACGACGAACATAGTCTTGAGAAAAGTATTTACCAATGTATGGTTGAGCCATTGAGGCAAGATTTAAACGGTCTGTGAATAGTTCAGATTCTTTCAATTCAGCAAAGTGATTATCATAAAGATAATCGAACTGAATATGTTCATCCATTTTTTTCCATTCTTCTGGAGTCACAATATTCTTAAGAATTAATTGTGTTCCTAAAATATCTTTAAAGAGATTGGAAAACTTTTTGCGGAGTCTTCCAACAAACTTTGTGAACTTTACTTCATCTCTTAGAATTTCAGTTGACTTTCCAAGATTGAATCCACTATCGCCACCAATGCGAGTTTCAGGAACATTGAGAGCCTTATAGAGGTTTCTTTTGAAGTAATCTAAATCGGTTAATTCGCCGAGATTACTGTTTTTTGTATAGACACCACATGAAAGAGCAAAAGTATGATAATCATGAATTAGTTCTTCTGAGTCAATAGTTAGAGTTCCAACTTCAATTTCTTCAGTTGGATACTCAATAGAGCTTATAAGAATTGAACTTTTTAAGGGAATTAAACTCTGTCCTACGGTTAAATCTTTCGCTTCAACAAAGCCGACATCATAAATCGGGAATTTGTGGTCGTATGTGCAAACAATACTTTCCCCATTATCTAAAGTGATTCTTAAAACTTTAGCTTTCTTTTGAGTAACTCCAGCCCAGGAAATTAAGCCAGGAGCAAATTCTCCAGTGGTTGGATGACAAGAATAGGTCCAAAGTTGTTTGCCACTCTTCATTTCATTTTCAATCTCTGAAATTGAAAGCTCTCTACCATCTAGCAATGAAACTTTAGTATCCATTGCTAGGCATCCTGCAGGAAGAGTATCAACTTCGGTTCCTCGTCCACCTTCTCTACGAGCAAACCAAAAATCTTCCATCATACTCATAAAACGCCGAGAAGTATCAACTTCTCCAGTTTGAGTATTATAGTTCATTTTAGTGCGATAACGCATCATAACTTCACGAAGATATTGCTCAGCTTTCACTTTAGGTAAATTGCCTACATCAATATAAAAGATTCTCTTCTCTGAACTTCTACTTAAACGATAAATGACAATACTATCCTCAATCATTCTTAATTGATTAAGAAGTTTGATGGCTTTGTTTAACCAAGAGAGAACTGTTCCTTTGTTTCTATCAACAAGACCAGAAGTACAATAAGCAATTGACTCTTTAGTAAATCTTATACCTTTCTCTGCACTAGAAAACCCGTCTGCTGGTCCGGGAGAACCTACAGGATATGTTTGATTTGGATTATAAACAAAAAATTCATCAATCTTAGGGAATACTTGGTCATTGATATTATCACTTGTGAATAATTTTGAAACTTGACTATTTCCTTTCTGTTTTCTTGCCTGTCTTACTTGACGAATTTTTAAAGAATCAATATATCTTAAATCTTGAATACCTGCATGAGGGTCTTTTACATCAATAACTTTATGATAATGTAAACGACCATCAATATACCAATTCCTAAAGATTTCATGACATTTATTATCAAAATCTAGCATCTCAAGAATTGTTTTGAATTCTCTACGAATGCTATCTTTAATTCCATCACTTGCATTAAGATTTGAAAGTTCAATCTCAACTGGAGAATCATTTGTATCTGAAACAATGGCTTCATTTACAATATCTTCAATGGCACTATCAACTTCATGATGAAGTGCCATTTCCCGGTATCGTCTAATTAAGTCAAATTCAGTTCTATAAACTCCCTCAATATCAATATAAGAGCTAAAGAAGCCAGTTGACAGATAGTGGTCTGAACCGTCTTCGTTATTTGGAGGAATTGGAGAAACTATAGAATTGGATGCTAAATCCTTTTCATCAAACGAAAATCCAAATAATTTAGCCATTATTAATTAACAGTCTTAGATGACTTATTTAGGTTAATTAACTGGGGAATTTACGATGTCTGTAATACCATTAGCATCACCAGCAGTCCAATGAGTCATTTGAAATTCAACTGAAAAAGTTTGGATTACATCAGTTGAATCATAACTAAGGTCAATAGGACTTACATTACTTGGCCAGAGATTGTGAATAACGTAGGTTCTTACTGGATTAACTGCAGTGTTATTTGTTGCATTTGAGATGACTCTAGATTCGATTCCAGTGTCTGCACCTCTTCCTAATTGTTGAACATATGCAACAGCAGCCATGTAAGCATCAGGATTCGTAACACCAGTACCCGTATCTAGGCGATTGATGGCATTAGACCATTGCTCAAAAGCTGTTCTAATTCGGAAGTTCTCGTCGTTAAGAACAGTAACAGTCCAAGGGTCATAAGTTCTATCCCCAGAAACTTTAAGAATTCTTCCTCTAAAAGGAACATCAACAGGTGATACATTGGCAGCAGGAATTGGAGCCCCTTTACACATGTATGTAAAAGTTTCATTATCCCACCCCGGAACAATGCTAGGAAATGCTGGAATGCTAATTTCAAATAAATTAGCTCTAGCTCCACCACCACCTAATTTACTCTTAAAACCAGTAATCGTTTTTAATGTTGCCATTTTACTTTAAAACCTCCGTTTATACTTGAAATAAATTAGCCACGACCAGTAACTACTTCAAAGCTAACTCCATTACGAGTCGCAGTGAATGTAAGAGTTATGAAATTAATAGACTTAACTGGCTTCAGATAAATATCAGCTCTGAACTCATTATTGTTGATGACATCTGGAGTGTTATTTGATGTATCACAAATAACGTAAAAGTCATAAAGACCACCTTTATTAAGAATATCTCTTAGGTATGGTTCAACTAAATTAATGAAGTTTAGACGAGTTGCTTCAGTATTGTTCTGGAAGGTAATGGAATTTGCAATAGGTCCAATAGCTTGTTGAACTGTTAAGAACAATCTACGAACATTAATACGGTCAAAGTCTGAAGGATAACCAAGAGCAGTTTTATCACCCCAAAGTAATGGACCAAATCCAGGAAGATTTACAATAGGATTGATTCTTGCAGGATATAAACGGTCTCTTTGACTTAAATCAGGACTATAAGCAAGATTGATAGCTCCATTCAAAACACCTCTAGTTTGACCAGCAGGAGAATCCCAAGGGAAAGCATTAATGCTAGTTCTTAACATTAAGCCTGCAACATCGGCATTACACGGAATATAGCGATAACGATTATTGAAACGGTCAAAGACATATTTGTAACCGCTATCAAAGACTGCATAAGAGCTACTGGCCAGTGAGGAGAAGAAGTTGATGACGTTTGTAGTTTGAGTTTCACTATTTGTCAGACCAACAACATCTGTTCGATGTGGTGAAATGGTTGCAATACAATCTTTACGTTGATTTGCAATACTGATGAGTTGATTAGCCTTGGCTTGTGAATCTACTTTATTAAGGTAGCCAGGACCCATGATGAGGTAATCAAGTGGATACCTTTCAGCATTAACAAATAGTTGATAAGAGCTTACAATATCTGCAAGAGTTGGAAGCATTCCTCCATTAGCTCCATAATCTTTACCACCAAGTAAAGAATAAACAGAGTTGCCAATAGAACTAAAGGTCTTACTTTGAGCTGGAAGATTCCAAAGACCATCACTGTTTGTAAGAGCAATAAACCCACTACTAAATCCAGTTGAATAAACAACTTCGTTATTGCTATTGTCTGAAGGGTTATCTCCAACATAGATGTAATTTGAATACTCAGCAAGATAATCTTTCCAGAAAATATTCAGAGGAGCATTTACAGTTGAACGAGCATCACTTGCCTTAGAAAGATTGATGTGTTTTTCAAGCAAAGCCCCTTGAACTCCAGTTACACTTCCAGTATCATCAATTACTGCAACGTGAATAGAATCATTCTTACTGTTACGTTCTAAAGAGTATTGATTCGTTGTAGGCTTAGGAGCAATAGACTTCCAATAAATTGTGCTATTAGTCAAAGGAATGATTTGTTCATTATACCAATCCTTTACAGTTGATGCTGTAGTTGTTGCAACTCCAACTCCACTTGCATTGTAAATAGAGACTACGTTATTGGTAAGAAAAGACCTTAATTGAGAACCTTCAGCATATGTTACAGGAGTTTCAACATTTGTTGAACTTACAACTGAAGTGATTTTAACGTCAATAGTGCTATTTCCAACACCCGTAACAATAGCTTTCAAATAGCCATTGAATAGAGTTGTCGTTCCAATACCAGCAGATGGTTGATTAACTAGAAGAGTAGTAACTCCTAGGCCAATGACACCAGCAGTAGCAGCAGCCCCAACAGTAAGAATTTGGTCAGCCTTATCATCAATAAGAGCAATTTTAAGACTATTAGCCCATTGTCCAGGAGTCTTAGCCGCGAAAATGTAGTTCTTAACGTCTCCAGCATGATTGAGATTATAATCATCGAAGTTCTTAATCTTTAGAGTAGGTTCTCCAACAGTAGAGATTCCAACCGCATCATGTTTAGAATTAGCATTAACAAGATTACTACCATCACAGCGAACAACACTTAAAGACCCACCATATGACAAAAAAGAAGCCGCAGATAACCAATACTCATATTGAGCATCAGCGTCTTGCGGTTTTCCAAATACATTCAGGAGGTCTTGTTCAGTCTTAATTGTTACTGCCTGCTCTACAGGACCAAGACTAAAAGGACCTGCAATAGCACCAATGTTATCCAATACATTATCAACACGTCCTCTAGTTTGGTCAACCTCTCTAATGATATAACCAGGTGATAATTGGGGTGTCGCCATTTTATGCCTATGATCAATATGTCTTAATAGTATTTATTAAAACATGGCTTTTAATAGTTATAATTCCAAAAATAGGAAAAATCTTCCTCCTCAGTAGTAAACCAAACAACTCCTTCATCGTCAATTTGGTCTATATTTTTAGGAATTATATCGCTAGATGTTATAAATCCAAATGGAATACCTTCACTTTCTTCTAGTTCTTGTTCATGTTCTTCACGAATTTTTTTACGAACATCCGTCTCAGTCATTTCCTTAAAATAATCCTGAGTGCATATCCAGGCAAATAATATTAGACATGCAACTAAGTCGTCATTCTTTCCCTCTTCTGCACTGAAGCTATTATAACGAGAAACGAAGGTCGTTAATTCTTCAATAATGGCTGCATCATGAAAGATGAGCTTGTCTTCTTCAATGAAGGTCTTTAAATTTAAACATCCAGCTCTTTTAACTGGTTTAGACATCTTAATTCCATATTTTACACCTTTACCCGAGAAGTTTTGCCCAGCAACTTGACCACCTCTTCCTAGAGTTTTGGTTTGAAGAACATTAGGATATGAATATTCAGTATAAAGAATGTTCACTACTTGTGAGTCATTGTTTACTTCACAAAGAATGTAGGCATTATTATAATGTCTTCCAACAGGTTCTATTACATCTGGGAATCTTAGACTTGGAATGTCATTGTTTCTATATTTTGCAACAACTTTATAGGGTATTTGAGTTACATCAAAAACTACAAATACTGAATAATCTAATTCAACACCTTCGGCAATATCTACGGTAATAAGATATATTTTACCTGGAATTGGGTCCTCATAAACATCTAAAAGGTCTTTGCTTCTTATTGGATGCTCTGTTACGAGATTTCCAAGTTTTTGGCCGCTTATGAGTGTGTCTGAGGAGCCTAGGAAATGGCATTCATATTCTGCATCCCAGGCATTTTGACCAATTTTACTAATGATTTCTTTTTTGTATTTTTCGTCCCTATCGGGGTGTTCGTTCCAATATACTCTTATTGGAATATAACCACTCAAGCCTTTTATAGAATCAGTCCATAATTTATAGAAATGGTTCATACCCCATGGTGTACTAACGATAATAATTTTTGATTCTTTTCCCGCTGTAATCGTAGGGAAAACAGAGTTCATAAAATTATCGGCCATATGACTAGGTACGAAAGCATATTCATCTAGAAAGATAATATTATAAGAATCCCCACGCACAGCAGTTGCAGAAGTAGAGTTTGCTACAATCTTTGAGCCATTTTCAAGTTCTAATGAACCTTTATTCCAACTTTTAATGCCTTGTTGCATCCATTTTGGTAGATTCTCATACCCTGTTTGTAACCTATTGAGAATACCTATAGCTGTTTTTGCTTTGTTTGCTAGAATAGCAATATTTACATTATCATTAAAAATTGCATAATGTAAAAGATAAGAAACTACGGTGGTTGAATTGTGTGTAGGGATGAAAGACTTTCCGCACAAGAATAAATGTTCTCGACTATCAACTTGAATACAAGCGACTGGGACACTATCGACTTTTTCAATGTGATGAATATAATGCCTTTCCTCATTTCTTCTTGTTTTTTTGTTTAAATCAATATAAGCAATTTTTCTAGGAAGAGAAAAAACAATTTCAGTTGTAGTAAATGAAAGAGTGTAATAAGTCTCGTCATTAATGATTTTATCTCTTATTCTAGATTTAATTCCTAAAGATGCTAAGAGTTCGGCAACTTGTTCGATTAAAGAATAGTTCTTTTGATAGAATTCAAAAGCTCTAGAATTTTTGGTTAATGACCCATCAGAATCCATTAAGCCGCGAAGAAGTTCTAGTCTATCTTCATAGGTTGACCTTAGATACTCTTGAGGAATATGTTTGTTGTAAAGAAGTTTGGCGTCTTTTAATTGCGAATGTAGGTCTTTAACCTTAAAAACCATACTATTATTAACTGGCCTTTCATGGACAACCTCCATTTTAGTCTTAT